CTAGAGCGGAGGGTCGAACGCTTAGAGCAAGAACAGGACAAATTGGGACATTCACTTAACCAACTAAACACAACGCTAGCCCTTCTGCATCAGACGGTATCAACGATGGCTGCTAACGAAGAGAAGAAGAAGCAGATGCTAGACAAAGGTATACTTTTTGTTATTGGTGGATTCATAGCTGCGTTTATAGCTTGGATCGTTCGAGGTGGTCTTGGACAATGAAACCTCTATCTACAAGATGGTTGTCGTTCCTAGCTGGGATGGCTTTCTCGCTTTTGCTAACCGCTTCGTATCTCCCTTTGTGGACTGTTAAACCTTACACTAAGGTCGAGGTACTCGAAGAGACATGGGCTGACCTGGGCTTGATTGTAAGAGCTGTGTTCACTAAGAACGACCAGTGTAAACTAATAGACTTCTCTGTAGTTGCTTTCACCGATGGTATCCCTCGGTACGTGCAGTTCGAAGACCTTGATGGTCTGCCAGAGAATCACGACAGAGAAGCTGGGAGACAGGGGCTAAACATACTAGTCCTTTCAGAATATGATGAACAGGACTTCATTGAATTAAGAACGAGACACAAGTGTGCCGTAGGTGGCGAAGGTCAAGACATAACAGTAACAAAGGTCTTTAGTAGACATGACACCGACTAAGAAAACCTGGGCCAGAGAGACAGCCTTTACAATGTTTCTAGGTTGTGCTCTACTAGCGTACAACGGACAGTCAGAGGAATTGAACATTGTTATTTGGCCTACGACGATCTTTGGTCTTGCCGCTTTTGGTCTCCGTCAGCCTGCTGTTGCTGAGTGGGTGCGGCCTAAGCCCTCTTAGTCTACTCACCGGAGGTGGGCCCAACGTAGCTGCTAACGTACAAGCTGGCGCAGAGAACAACCAAGGAATTAACATCAAGACTGGAGCACCCAGTGTCTCCCTTAGACCTAACGCTAGGGTAGAGACAGTAGACCAATCAACAACTAATAATACGAGCGTGGACCTATGGCTAATATTACTCCTGATTCTGGGCTGGTTACTGCCCTCACCCAACGAAATGTCGAGGTGGTTGATGTCCCTGTTCAAGTGGAAGTAGAAAACACAGCAGACGACGAGTACCTACTAGCACCAGCACAAGACTGGTTCGAAGACATAATGGAGCAGTGTGTTCCTGGAAGTGTTGTAATCCTCATCGTCCTTGTACTCTGCGCTAACCCAATCTTTAAGACACTTAACAACTGGATCAAAAGGAATAAGTAATGCCTAAAACAGAACAGAAAAATTCACGGTCGCGTAGTCAACATGACCGTAGCAACGCTCTACATACTCAACTTGCAAACCGTATCCAAAGTTTAAAAGACAGTGGTGCTGACAACATTATGGGTGATTCCCGTGTTCGTTCGCTCATGAACCGTATCGACAGCCTTTCAAGCAGTAGAGAGACAGCTCAACGTAGAGCGACTTCTGGTGGACGTACACCGAGTAGAAGTTCAGGTCTAAGTATGAACAAAGGTGGTCTGGTTAAAACGAGTAAAAAGACAAAACCAAAACAAAAGAAAAAATAATGGCTGAAAAGAAAAAAGACCCAAGACTAGAACGGGCGGGTGTAACAGCTTTTAACAAACCTAAGCGTACTCCTGGGCACCCTAAGAAGTCCCATGTTGTTGTCGCTAAAGAAGGTGATAAGATCAAGACCATTCGCTTCGGTGAGCAAGGTGCAAGTACTGCCGGTAAACCTAAAGCTGGTGAGTCCGACAAGATGAAGAAGAAGCGGGCTAGCTTTAAAGCTCGTCACGCTAAGAATATCTCAAAGGGTAAAATGAGTGCAGCTTACTGGGCTGACAAAGCAAAATGGTAAAAGGAACTAATCAATGACTATCACAGCAGTGCCAGCAGCAACCTGGACATCAGTTACTACAACAACAGAAGACACAGCATTCCAGAACCGTGGTGGTAGTGCTATGTACCTCACCACTGTTGATACGGGATCGCTTGAACTCAACGACGGTATCGCGGTACCTGTTGGGTCTGTTGCCGTTATCGGCACAGGTAAGACTGTTAGTGTCGCATTCCCGCAGGGTGCTGGTTCAGTGTTCTCCATCGGAGTATAACCTATGTCTAACTCAATATATCTTTGGGATAACCTCAGTAGAGGTATATCCGGTTTCTCAGTACTCCCAGAGACTATTGGGGCACTCTCAGTGTACGCAGTGGTAGGTCTCGAGCCTGCCCTCGTTCTTGACTTCGACGATACCTACTACCGCACAGGCGGCACAGATACTGACCTTGTGAGTGCTGCTAACCACACCCGTGCAAACAATGCCACGATGGTTGATAGCAATGGTTTGCTCAAGTGGGGGCCGCATAACTTGCTTACGTATAGCGAGGAGTTTGATAATGCGGCTTGGACGAAAACAAACGTCACGGTTACGGCAAACGCCACCACGGACCCAAACGGCGGCACCCGGCTTGACACGCCCGCGACCGGAGTCGCCGGCTACGGGGTTTACGGTGATATTCAGGGCAACAGTTTTGTTTTCGCAATCAGTGCCGATCCTTTGGTCATCGGAGCAGGTACGACGATCTGGCTCGACACCGATCTGAACCGTTCCACAGGGTATCTGATTTTTGGTTTCACTGGGGGCGCTGAATACAACATCAACATCGCCATTGACGGGGTTGCTCGGCTGTATTCCGGCTCGGCTGGTCAGACCTTAGTGTCCGAACTCGACCACGCGATTAGCGTCGATGGCAGTGGCTTCGAAGTGACGGTCCCGAAATCCCTGATAGGTAATCCTGAACAGGTCCGCATCTTTGTCGATGTGAACGACACCGTGTTCCTGCCCAACGACTATTCCAACGTGGACTTCATTGTCGGCGCAGAGCCGGTTGCCGTCGGTGCCTACACGCTGGACGGCGATCTTGGGGACTGGACGCTCGGCAATTCCGCTGACATAATAGTACCATCTGCAACACTTGCAGAACACAAGGTACGATCCCTACCTACCCTTAAAGCTACTGATTACACTGTATCCGTCTTTGCAAAGGCGGCAGGGTATGATTACTTTGTCTTCAGAGAGGACATTAACGGTACTTTTGTAAATACGTTTTTCAACCTGTCAGCAGGGTCCATTGTGTCAACTGGCGCAGGGCGGACATCGGCAATAGAAGATGCTGGTGGCGGCTGGTATAAATGCTCAATAGCGGCAACCGCGACAGCCTCAGCAAAGGATATTGGTTTTGGCGTCTCCGCGAACGGTACGGACGTTTCTTTTACTGGTAACGGTACATCAGGTATCTTCCTATGGGGCGCACACCTCTATCGCTCCGACCTCGGTGGCATGGTGGCCAACCCTGCCCGTGGTGACAGCTACGTCCCGACCACTGACAGCGCAGTATACCTCCCCCGCGTAGGCCACCACCTCTACAATGGCTCTGCATGGGTAGACGCAGGGTATTTCCACGAGAGTGAAGCGCGAACGAATTTGCTGACTTATAGCAGTGAGTTTGATAATGTGGGTTGGACTAAAAATCTAAACGTATCTATTACGGCTAATGCAATAGCTTCTCCTGATGGAACAACGAATGCAGACTTGGCAGAGCAAACTGGTGGCACTTTTACAGCCGTCAGCCAACCCATTACTCTAGTTTCTGGCTCTACTTACACTCTTTCTTTGTTTATGAAGGCCAACACCGCAGCCACCGCCAGACTTCGTGTTATCTCTGGGTCAACAGACGCAAACCTTCTTGCCATTGATCTAGAAAATGGAACGTCCTCTTCATATCAAGCTGAAGATTATGGAAGTGGCTGGTTCCGCTATGCGTTAAGTTTTGTTGCTGATGGCACAACGGGTCTTGTGTTTATTTATCCCGCAGATAGCTCCGCCGATTTGGGTAGCACTGGCATCTACGGCGCTCAGGTCGAAGCTGGCTCCACCCCAAGTTCCTACATCCCCACAGCAGGTGCTACAGTCCCACGCGCTGCGGATGCTATGACAATCCCTGCGGATAACTTGCCGTATTCCGCCACGGCTATGTCTATCCAAATGGAAGGGACAATGACAGGCGTAAGCAGTACATTTGCTAACTGGACTGAAGATGCAAGCAACGGCATACTTATGCAGTCAGGTGCAAGCAACTTTACATTCACGCAAGAGGCGGCAGGTGTTGTTGATACGGTAACAGGCGGCAGCTATACAAGCGGCATCAACGTCCCGTTCAACATCGCTTCCCGTCATGGCTCTACGTTCATCAATGGTGCAGTAGATGGGACAGCACTCACAGCGGACACCACACCAGTGGCTCTACCTGACTTGTTAGCTACGGATATGGATATCGGGTCTACCTTCATGGGTACAATCAAGTTGTTCCGTGTGTGGGCTGATGACTTGACTGATGCTGGCAATGAGGAGGCTACAACATGAGCGACCTAGAGACACCCAAGACAGACTTCTACATCAAGCTGGCATCTGAGGCTGATATGCCTTCGGTGTTAACACCCTTCTATCGTCGTGTGTGGGCTGATGATTTAACAGATGCTGGTATTGCGGAGGCAAGCGGATGTGGTCTGAGTGTGGATTCTGCGTTAAAAGGAAAATAAAGAGATGACTAAGAAAAACCTAACAGACAAACAACAGAAGTTCATTGATGTTCTCTTTGATGAGGCTCAAGGTAACTTCGTTGAAGCTAAGAAGCTTGCTGGTTACAGCGAGAACGTGAGTACTACGTCCATTGTAGAGAGCCTGCAGGAAGAAATTGCAGCTAAGACTACGAAGTTCCTAGCCACTCACGGTGCTCGTGCTGCTTGGGCTATGATGCAGATCATGGATAACCCTACAGACTTAGGCAACAAAGAGAAAATGGCAGCGGCTAAGGACATCCTTGACCGTGCTGGACACAAAGCAGGGGACAAGTTGGAAGTGAAGGTGGACTCTCCACTATTTATTCTCCCCTCTAAGAACGATTAACCTTGACAAGTAGGTGAAAAATGGCTAGAATACAGAAAGAGTTCAAACTTCCTAAGCCAGTTGACACTGTTGATGGTTACGAGTGGCTCCCTGTAGTACGGGTTGGACGTGTTGTCCCATTCGGCTACAAGCAAGACGAAGAAGATAAGGATATCCTGCTCCCAATTCACGATGAGTTGGTTCTCTTGGAGAAAGCCAAGACTTTCTTAAAGCAGTACAGCTACAGAGACGTAGCGAACTGGCTCTCTGAGCAGAGTGGTAGACAAATCTCCCACGTTGGGTTAATGACAAGGGTTAAAAGTGACCAAAAGCGTAAAACAGAACTTACAAACCTCGGCTACCTCACCCAACGCTACAAAGAAGCAGCGGAAAAAGCCCGTAAGATCGAAGAATCCTACCTCGGTCGTCGAAGAGAAGCCGAAGACAGTACCAGCAACGGTTAAAGCACCTGAGTTTGACGTGGAGAAGGCCCAAGAGATTATCTTCGAGGCTACTCCAGGCCCACAGTCAGACTTCCTAGCCTCCTCAGAGCAAGAAGTGCTCTATGGTGGGGCTGCTGGTGGCGGTAAGAGCTACGCAATGGTAGCTGACCCTGTTCGTTACCTCAATAACCCTAAAGCTAACATGCTTTTGGTACGTAGATCGACTGAAGAGCTAAGAGAACTGATTGCAGTCTCCAAACAACTCTACCCTAAGGCTATTCCAGGAGCTAAGTTCCTTGAGAGGGACAAAACATGGGTTACACCCAGTGGTGCTACCCTCTGGATGTCTTATCTGGACCGTGATGACGACGTTACCCGTTACCAGGGGCAGGCATTCAACTGGATTGGCTTTGACGAGCTAACACAGTGGCCTTCACCCTACGCATGGGACTATATGCGCTCTCGTCTACGTACTGCTAAGGGTTCTGGCCTACCCCTTAACCAACGAGCTACGTCTAACCCTGGTGGACCAGGACATGCTTGGGTTAAGAAGATGTTTGTTGACCCAGCCCCAGCTAATGAAGCTTTTGATGCGATTGATCCAGAGACAGGCGATAAGATGGTCTGGCCTAAGTCCTCTAAGTTCGCTGTAGCTAACGATCTTGTCGGGAAGCCTATGCTTAAGCGTAAGTTTATCCCAGCCAACCTGTTTGACAACCCATACCTAGCTGAAGACGGTATGTACGAAGCTAACCTGCTCTCCCTACCTGAGCATCAACGCCGACAGCTACTTGAAGGTGACTGGGACATTGCAGAAGGCGCAGCCTTCCCTGAGTTCAACCGTAAGCACCACGTAGTAGAGCCATACGACATTCCAGACAACTGGATGAAGTTCAGAGCTTGTGACTACGGCTACAGTTCCTACTCCGGTGTAGTCTGGTTTGCTGTTGACCCCTCTGATGAGTCCTTGGTAGTCTACCGTGAGATGTATGTCTCTAAGGTTCTAGCTGAGGACCTAGCAGACATGGTTAAGGAAGCAGAGTACGGTGAACGCATTCGTTACGGTGTTCTAGACTCCTCCTTGTGGCATAAGCGCGGGGATACAGGACCTAGTATTGCTGAACGGATGATTTCCAAGGGATGTCGTTGGCGTCCTGCAGATAGAAGCAGAGGTTCCCGTGTCTCAGGAAAGAACGAAGTACACAGACGACTACAAGTGGACACAGATACCGAAGCACCACGAATGGTATTCTTCAACACGTGTAAGAAACTTATCGAACAACTACCAAGTATCCCACTTGATAAAAGAAACCCAGAAGACGTAGACACTAACTCTGAAGACCACCTCTACGATGCTCTTCGCTACGGTGTTATGACAAGACCTAGCAGTGGTATCTACAACAACGACACTGGTACATCAAATGTACCTGAACCCTCTGATTCTGTATTTGGCTATTAACTAATAAGGACTTCTCATGGAAGACTACGAAGACGAAACGAGTATGGACGAGATGAACATGAGTGCCCTTGAGGACACTGATGACGACGGAACCAACACAGACCCTAGTGCAGGTAACGTAGCCGCCTTTGTAACTTCTCGTTTCTCTCGTGCATCTACTGCACGTGACACTGAGGAGACACGCTGGCTACGGGCATACCGTAACTACCGTGGTATCTACGGGCCTGACGTACAGTTCACAGACACAGAGAAGTCTAAGATATTCGTCAAGGTGACTAAGACTAAAGTTAACGCTGCCTACGACCAGATCACTGATGTGCTTCTGGGTTCTTCTCGTTTCCCACTGAGCATCAACCCTACAGTACTTCCTGACGGTGTTGAGGAAACAGTACACTTCGAGACTAACGACCAGATCACCCAAGCTATGGAGGAGTTTGTTCCTCTCCAACCTGGTGAGACTACCTCTGACTTTGCTCGTCGCCTCGGTGGGCTACAGAAAGAACTAGAGCCTGTCAAGGACAAGCTTGTCTCCGGCCCAGGCACTGGTCCTACTCAGGTAAACTTCCACCCTGCAGAAGTAGCAGCTAAGAAGATGGAGAAGAAGATTCATGACCAGCTAGAAGAGTCTCGGGCTAAGAAGCACCTCCGTGCTGTAGCCTTTGAGTGTGCTCTGTTTGGTACCGGTGTCATGAAGGGTCCTTTCACAACCAACAAAGAATACCCTAACTGGGACGAGGAAGGTAACTACGATCCCACGATCAAGACTGTACCTAAAGTCTCTAACGTGTCCTTGTGGAACTTCTACCCAGACCCAGATGCATCCAACATGGAAGAAGCTGAGTGGGTTGTAGAACGTCACAAGATGTCTAAGCCACAGCTTCGTGCTCTTAAGAAACGCCCTTACTTCCGTGACCATGAAGTAGACCTTGCTATGGAGTATGGTCCTAACTACATGAAGGAAGACTGGGAACAGACTATGGAGGACGATGCCCAAGAGGTAACAACAGAACGCTACGAAGTCCTGGAGTTCTGGGGTAACGTAGACATGGAAGTCCTAGAGAACTACGACGTAGAGATTCCAGCAGAGCTTGCTGATGAAGACGAAGTAAGTGTTAACATCTGGGTATGCCATGACCGTGTACTCCGTTTGGTTATCAACCCGTTCACACCCACAGTCATTCCCTACTATGTTGTCCCTTATGAGCTGAACCCTTACAGCATGTTTGGTATCGGTATTGCCGAGAACATGGACGACACACAGACACTAATGAACGGCTTCATGCGTATGGCAGTGGACAACGCTGCACTCTCCGGTAACCTCGTATTCGAGATTGACGAGAACGCACTAGTCGATGGGCAGGACATGAAGATTTACCCAGGTAAAGTATTCCGTCGTCAGTCGGGTGCTCCTGGTCAGGCTATCTTCGGCACTAAGTTCCCTAACGTATCTAACGAGAACATGCAGATGTTTGACAAGGCACGTCAGTTGTCTGATGAGTCTACAGGCTTCCCCTCGTTTGCCCACGGGCAGACAGGTGTTAG